CTAGCGGTTCTCCTTCACCGTCACCGACGTCATTCCACGGCGTAAGTCGCTGAACTGCAATCCCAGCGTGTCGCTATCGAAGGTGCAACTTGCGTACACGGTGTTGTCCCATGGATCTGTAAATGAGAAGCTTTCAAATTCTCCCGATTGGGCCAGGAAGAATATCTCCAGCGCGCTCAACTCTGACTCATCCAACAAGTCAAAGCGGATCACCCACCGCTTCAGTGGAGTTGTGCCCGTGCGAAACCGCTGCTCCAGCCCGTCGATGAACCGGTACACACTGGTGAAACATTGTTGCGACCGGTCCGTTGGATACTGCGCCACCACGCCGGTCTTGAGCCTCGGGAAATCCGCCATCTAAACCTCCCGGATGACATCATTCAGAACGCTCGATTCCAGCATCGCTTGCCGGACCGCTTGCGCGATGTCATTACTGTGATCGAGAAAGGACTGACTGTCCATCGCTTGCACCTGCACCGTAATTTGCGTGGCCGCGGGCTGAGTTGCCGCCGCGTCCACCGCTCGTGGTTGGCCCCCTTGTGAGTAGTCCACCCCGAAGGCTTGCCCCGGAGACGCACCGCTGACGCCTGCGCTGACATTGACCTTGTTCGGCGCGATGTAGGGAGTCAGCGCAGCCGGCGCGCTGGATGACCCGCCACCCCCAAATAACGATACGATGCCGGAAATCAGAGGACTCAGAGCCGATCCAATTCCAAACGTGCTGGAGAGCGTCTGTCCAATGGTTCCAAGAGTCGAACTCCCGCCTTGGGATTGCTGCGTCGTATTTTGGGTGACGGCCTGGGTGTTATCGGTTGTCGCCTGGGTCTGCGCCTGTCCCACTGTTTGAAGCTGGACCACTGTTGGTTCAACTGTGTGAGCGTATCTGAGAGCTGGCTGGAAGCCGCATCCGCAGTTCCGCCGGAAGCGACGTTCGCCTCACTCAGAACGGACTGGCTGGTTTGCGGCGTTCCGAACAACGCCGGATTCAGTAGGGCTTGCGAATTGTTATTACTGTTGGCCATGTGCTTGTTCCGTTTGCAACTCCTGCTCTAACGCGAGGCATGCATCCGCATCGCGCGCGCTTATTTCCTCTGGTCGTCCTGCGCCGAAGTGACGGTGTGCGAAAAAGCGTTCCACAAGTTCAATGCTCTCCGGCTTCACCAGGGACTTCGGACATTCCAGTGCCGTCACACTTCCTCTCATCCAGACCAACTTCTCCGGTCCTCGCTCCTCCACGGGGAGAAAACCGCAGCGCCGCTTTCTCTCCAATCCCTGCCGTCTGCACTGCTCGCACGTCCACCCGGCTTGCTCCGAGCGCAAAAAATGGAATGCGACAATCAGTTTTTTCTTTCGGCCTGATTAAGACCGCACTCATTCTTGATCTTTTCGAGGATTTCTTCCGCCAATGCGAGCGGGCCACATTCGACCAGAGACTCGGGTGTGGCAGCCTCGCCGTCGATCTCCAAACCTTCTAATTGATCCAAGCCCCACTCCAGATAGGCCCTCTCGATCTCACCCTTAAGCAGCGTCGCCTCGATCTGCTCTCCGGGTGCTCCGCTGGCCTCTAGAAATTCGATCTTCCGGCCGATTTCGCGGATCCGGCGCGCCAGCTCGATTCGTCGCCCCAGCGATACCCGTCGGATCCGGAATCGGACTCCCGGTTGTGTTTCCGCGTCAAACCACAGGCAGCTCTCGTGTTGTGTGTTCTTAACCGAATGCGATATGGAGCTCGTCATCTACAGATCCTTGTGCGCGATCATTCTGGAATTTCCATTGGAGCCGGGTCTCGGAGTCGTCAAATTCGGGCACCTCCGGCACCATCGCCGGCATATAAGCGCCGACAAGTTGCCCGGACTGTTCCCCCAGCTGCAGCATCACGCTAATCGGCGATCTCTGGCGAGCCGCCTGGTAGAGGCCTCTCGTCTGGTCGTCGTCTTGTTCAAAGATTTCGAAGTCCAGCGAAACATTGCGTTGTCCACCCGCGATACAGCGCGCGAAGTCGCTGCCGAATTCCTTCACGCGCAGGTCGATGCCGTTGTCCAGCTTTAGTTCCGCCTGCGTCAGCGTCAGAAACTCTGCAGGTATGGCCCCCATCCAGACCTGTCCAAGATGTCCGGGAACGATGGTATAGTCGAAGCCTGTATCGGTCGGTTCCGCCGGAAACGACGTCAGGCCGCCCTGCCCGCTTGTAAAGCTCGTGGTGTCCAGCAGGTCCTGAGACGGTCCTGCAAAGATAAACTCTTGAAAATCCCCATTAACTTTGATCGACATGTTGTTCATGGCAGCGCCATTCACAATCCTCTGCACCACCGTCGACGGGTCCCAGTAATCGAACAGGCTCACACTGCCGAGGTCGGAGGCGAGCGAATAAGTAATCGTCGTCCCCAACGTCCCGCCTGCTGCCAGACTAGTGAACGGTGCATTGACCACTACCGTCGTGGTGTTCGCGATAGCCGCCACGAACCTCATCTCTCCCCCAAAACTCAAGCCTTGGCCCACACTCAGACCGTGAGCCGCGGTGAATTGGATCGAGGTCTGGTTCGTGATCGATGCTACAGTCCCGCCCGTGTACAGGACTGGTGTTGCACCCAAGGCCGCCTGAAACAGGGGACCGTGGCTCGGAGGCTGTGTCTGGTCGGTCCACTCGGTCATGAAGGTGTTGAGCTGAAACGTAGTCTTCTTGCGGATTCGGTTGGGCAATCCCACGAAGGTCCGGCTGCCGGTCTTGTCTCGCCGGGACGTTTGCTCGAGCACCTGCTTCGTTGCAAGCTTCACCAGCGGGATCCGATTCTGCGTGGTGACCACCGGTACGCTGCCGTAGGATGTCTCTAATCCAACGTAAATGCGATTGTTATTCGACGAAATGTAGCACATTATGAGTTACCGCCGCCTCTCTTCTCTCTTTTCTTTCTTATTGCGAAAGGTCCACGTCAAAACTCACTTTGGCGATCTGGATGAAGTTTTTTCCGCCGTGCTTTATCGGCTCGTAGGCAACTTCATACCCGCCTGTGAAAAACGCCCCCTGGCCCCAACTTCCCCGGTTCGCGTCCAGGACACCCGTGACCGCGTCCACATAGAGCCGCAATTGTTCTTCTACGCCATCGACGCGATCCTGAGACACTCTCACCTCCGCCACCGTTCGCACCTTCCCGGAAAACACCCGGAACTTCTCCGTAAGCAGATTGCGCACGCGATCCACATAGACGTGGATCACCGGGTACTTCACGATTTGAGCTTTTTCCGTCAGATCGAAAGCGATGTTCTGATTCACAATGTGCGCCGGTGGCAGGGGCGCCAAGGGTACTCCTGAGTCATTCGCAAGCTGGCCCACTATCGTGTTGACACCGGTGGTCGTGTCGGATAAATACCCCACCATTATCTGCACCGTAACGCTGCCCGTCTGCGCCATTTTCTTTCGCTCCTCTGTTTATCCGCGGTTAAGATTCGACCCGCCCGTCACATACAGGTCGGGCACTTGACCCATACCCGGGGCATTTCCGCTCACTGGCCCAGTCGCGTTCAAAGTGAATGAGCCTCCCACAGCCACGGGCGTCGAGTTCTGCAACGCCAATCCTTCGGGAGAAAGGCTCGCATATACGTTGAAGCCTGCTGCAATCGGAGGTGGATTCAACGCCTGAATCACCGGCAGTTGCCCCTGATTGCCATCCACCGCAGTCAACTTGCTGGGCGCGCCTTCCTGACCGGTACTTGAAACCCAAGTCACCTGAAAGTAGTAGGTAGCCGCCGGAGGAGGTCCATTCGTGAACGTGACTTGGGGTTGATCAGCCTGCGGAATGGGGTTGTTCACCAGCCCGATGCCGTATCGCACCGTGAGCAGCCGGGCCCCTCGGGCCAACTCCGCATACTCCTGAGCCTTCACTTGATAGCGGTCGTTCAATTGGTTGTTGAATGCGTCCCGATAGAACGCTTCCAAAGTATGCAGCGCGTGCCACCGCTTCAACTGCGGCGTGACCACAACGTCCGAGACACCCTTCGTTCGCCGCAGCAGCCCGGTCCAATCTGTTGAGTGACTCAATAAGATGTCGATCACGTCTTCTGAAATCTCATTCAGCGCCAAGTGAAGCTTCACGCCCAGGTCGATGGACTCCATGCTGGAAGTGTCCAACACCGAAGATTCGTAAACTCGCAGCGAGTCTGTGTCGTTAGGACTACCATCAGTGAGCAGCATGGCGTTAATCCTTTACGATCAGCTTCGTTGCCTTCACCCTTCGCGCCGGCTTCTTCGCGGGCGGCGCCACCGCGTCCAGCGCGGCCTGCCAGTCATCGGCAGACTTTGTCAGAAACTGCGCCGCTTCTTTGGCCCCCGCCAGATCGGCCTTCCCATCTGTGATGAGACGCGCCGCCAGCGCGCGAGGTACCTGTGTCATGACGCCCGGCTTCCCGCCGTCCGGCGTCTCCCGGCTGACCACGATCGGAAAATCATCTGGAATTTCGCTCTCGGTCTTTCGAAGCTTTTGATAGTAGACACGCAAATCCATGGCATCCCTTTCCTTCTGAATTCTGCTCGACCGCGCCAACAAATCGGGCGGGCCAAAATCAGCCCGCCCGGCAATCGGCCGAAGAATGAAACTAACTATTGACTTGAACCGCGAACTGGTTGCGTAACACCCCGACGCCGTACAGCACATCTACCGTGAGCTGCTGGGACAGCGTATTCGGCTGGTAACTCATAGTGACGCGCATGCCGAAATTGCCGAGCTCGGCATATTCCGCAATGGCGCCCGTGCCCGGCAGAGGCTGCGGCAAACGCCGCACCACCAGGCCGATCGCGTCCCGGCCGAACGCCAGGTTGTGCGTCGCCACCGGGCTGCTGCCCGTATGCGCTACGAATTGCGAACGGAAGATGTAGAAGTCTTTCATCTTGCCGACCGCCCCATCGATCAGAGCGCGCAAACCAGCCTCGCCCGCTGTCTGGAATTCGCTGAAGCGGGGAATCTGGCGCAACGCGGAATAAGTAGCCGAGTCAACCACCAGATACTTGGCGGCGCTGGACGGCATATAGGCATTGAACAAGGCCGTTTCCGCGGCGTCCACCGTTGCCTCCGTGATCGCCGTACCCGACGTGCCAACCGGAGTGTTTGTCGAGAACGCGGGGTACAGACTCAGAATGCTTGCTTCGATGCTTTCGGCCAAAGCGACCACCGCCGGCTGCATATACAACCGCAGCAGGTCCGGCACCGCCAGAACCTTGGTCACATCCGGAATCTGGAAGGTTGCTTCCGCGTGCGTATTCAAAACGATTTGTGCATTGCCGATCGACGGGTTCTGCGTCTGCACTGTCCCGCCTTCTGCAATGTTGTTGGCTACCAGGACCGGGGGAATCGGCACGTTGATCGTGTCACCCGCCTGCGCCAACGCAGGTTCGTAATCGCGATTGACCAGGTTGCCCATGATCAGGTTTCCCATCAATGCTGGCAGCGCATCTGCGGCCACCAGTTTGACAATCGCATTCGCCACATTTGCTGAGGTAATTGCTGGCATCTTCTCTCCTTATGAAAATTGACGGACTCCTCCGTCTGCTTTTGTACACAGCGCCACGGCAGGCATTGGATCCAGAAACGCGGCCGCGGCGGTTATTATGCGCGTCTCTGGAAGCTCAAAGGGGTGAAGAGCACTTGCGTTTTGCACCAGTTCCCCCAAGAACGAAGTTTTAGCGCCCGCCTCTCGATAGGGGGCGCAGGAATGTGCGGGTCTAAACCCCTCGCAAGGTCTGTAACGCTACCCGGGCTATTTCCTGGCGCGCCCGCTCCAACTCGTCCGCGCTCATCCCCGGACGAATTCTGTCTAAATCCACTGGAGCCGAGCCGGATGCGTTGCGCTGGCCCGAGGTCGCGCCCGATCCACCCGTCAAACGGGCCGGCAATAACTCTGGATTGTCGCCCACGAACCGGTGCAGATAGTCCCGGAAGTCCACGCCGTCATGCGCTTGAAGTCTTCCGTCGTCCCCGCGCACGATCTCGTCGCGTACCGCTTTGTAGGCCAGTTCCACTTTCGCCACTCCCAGCTTCTGAAGTTCCGCGCGAATGGTAGAGCTTCGCTCCGCCTCCTCCGCTTTTGCTCTGGCGCGTTCATTCTCCGCAACTAATTCGTTTACGCGTTGTTCCAGCGTCTCGCGCCGGCGCTTTTCTTCCTGCAACTCCGTCTTATACGCCGGCTCGGCACGCGTATGTTCCGCTTTAATGAACTCTTGCACCACCGAGTGAACCAGCCCCCGAATGTCGTTTGATTCGTCCGCCATCTCTGTCTCCTCGTCCAATGTCAATCTCTGAAAATCCGCTAACTCGCTTCAATCTCCGCGGCCACCCGGTCTTTCACGTCCTGCCGGGAGTCGCACAGAAACTTCAGCGCCAACTTTTTGAACATTTCTTTCTTGAGCGTGGGCGACTCGACCCCCAACGCCAGCAGACTCTTCGCATCTTCCAGCTCCGTCCCCAGGTCTGCGATATCGAATTCGTCCATCCCGGTCACGCTCACGCTCAATCCGTCTTCCCGCGCCGCTTCAATCGCATTCAGCACGCGCCGGATCTGCTCCTTGACAGCATCTCCGTAGGCGCGCAGTACTTCCTCTGTTATCGTGAAGTCCAGTTGCTTGCTCAACCCGGATTGCCGCGCTCCCCCTCCGTTGAGCGATCCCCCTGCCTGTGCCAGATAACAGACCCGATAGATCTCCCCCTGCAGCCAAATCAGATTGTCTTGAGCGATTTGATAAACCTTGCCCTCCGGCTCCGCCCATCCGAACCGGTCTTGCGGACCCATTTGGATGTAGTAGCTCTCGCCCACCATCTGGCTCCACTCGCGCTCCGAATAAATCACAGGCATCGCGAACAACCCCATGGTCATGGCCCAGGAGAGCGCGTTGGCTTTGTTGAAATGCTCAAGTTGTAGAGAACCGGACCGGTTAAGCATCCACAAACCCTCGGGAATGCGCAATCCGAACAACGGCACCTGCCCCAACCTTGCAAGCCCGTGCGTGCCCTCATCGACTAGAGCTCTCGCCCCGGCGCCGCTCCCCGTCCGCGTTTCAAGATAAATCCGAAAGCTCTGCTTGTCGTAGTAAGCCCAGCGCGTCTCCTCGCGCCAGTCCGGATCTTCCACTTTGTCTTTGCGTACCGACTTCGTCCGCAGCACGACCCAGTCGAAATTCCCTCGATCATCCAGGCTCCAATTGATCAGGTCCTCCGGCGAGTACTCCACCAAATAGGCGCGCGACGCGCCAATTGCGTCCTCCTCGCCGCGTGTCTCCACCCGTCCGGCCAATCGCGGAAAGTCGACCAGCACGTAACTCGTGCCCGCCACCAGGCTCTCGATGTATTGCCTTCGGAAGAAGTCTGCCAGGCTCGATCCCTTCCTGTCCGCGTCTTCTACCAACGCGGAAAAGAATTGCTTCCCGCCCTCGTTCTTGCCTTCAAACGTCAGCACTGGTTCCTGCCGGAACAGAGTGGCCGCGTACCAATCTACAATCGAGCCAATGTAGTTCTCATAGAACACGCGGCTCAGCCGTTCCAGGTAGACATCTCCTGGCTCTCGTTGCCGTCGGATCAGATACTCCTGCGCGCAATTCCTGAATTGCTCGCCGCCTACGTACAGGTCGCGGTACTTTTTCAAGACCCTTTTACGCGCGATGTATTCCGGATGTTCGCGATCGATGTCAAACACGGTATCTCCCCTTTACGCCAGTTACAGCAGCCTCTGGCCTTGCTCCCCAATCTTGCGCCCGCTTCCGAATCGTTGCCACAGCAGATACCCCAACGCATCGGAGAGATGCGTCCGCCGCGGATCTCTCTCTTTATCGATGATCTGGCTGTTTTCCTTGTACCCAACCTGCTCAAAGTCCCGAATCAATTCCTTACACCGCGGGTCTACCATCAGCGTTCGCTTTCCTTCCGCTGAACACAGCTTCGAGTTCGTCAGAAGAACGCGATCCCTCACCGGTGGATTCGATCGCGGCACGCTGAACTTCACCGGCCCATATTCGCCGCTGCGCAAAAAATCTCGAAGTACTCCAACATCGGATCCCCCGGTTGTTTGCATCCGCTCGCCCGTAGCATCCGCGTAAACCGTCAGACCTGCCGGATGTGGCGGAAATCTCCTCGCGAACTCCTCACACGCCTGAAATGTCGTTGCGCGGCTCAGAACTATCTCGTCCACCACGGTCACAACATCGCCCGTGACCTGCGCCACCACGGAACACATCGGGTCTACGTTGAAGTCCAGAGCCCATTCCAGCGGCACTCCCCGTTTCACCTGAGCCTTGCCGACGTTTCCGGACCGCTCAAACGCCGTATAGACCCTGCCGGAGTGCAAACTGAGATACTCGCCCAGAACTTCCTGTTGATAAAACCGCTCGTCGTAACTGTTCTTCAACCGTTCGTAGTAGTCCGGAATCTGGCCCAGCAGGAACTCGTTCTCAAACGGACGCGCCATCACGGTGTCATAACCCGGAATGGGATTCTCAATAAACCGCTCGTAAACCCAGTCGTAACCCTTCGGCGTCCACACCGCGAACCCGCATAAACGTTTCGCCTCCGGATCCCGAAGGCGCCCCTCTAACCGCACCCAAGCTTCCTTGGACGTGTACGTAAGCTCATCCACTCCGAACCACGCCAGATTGCTCCCTCGCAATCGTTCGAAATCTTCCACCGCTCGAAATAAGATCTTCGATTGCACCCCGCGCAGCACCACGAAGTTTTCCGCCCGATTGACCTCATGCGGAATGTCATTCCGATCCAGGGTTTCCAGCAAAGCCGCCACCGTGGCATCCCGCAGCAT